CGGCTGGCGACTCAATACAAAATGAATAACAATGCGTTTGTCTGGATTCGGTACAAACCGAATAGCAGCGTGATTGAAGGGTTTTACCCGCTCACATCATCAAGCGTTGATTTGGTTGAGGTTGACGGCGAAATGACTGTTAAGTTCCGCTTTTATGACGGGAATGAATACGCAGCGCCATACACGGACGTTATCCACTTGCGGCGCCATTTTTATAAGAATGATATGTTCGGTGAGACAAACAAAACGGCCTTAACGCCGATTCTGGATTTGATTTCAGCGACTAATCAAGGGCTGAAAAATGCGGTTAAAACGTCGGCTATCCTGCGGGGTATCTTGCGCTTCACTTCCATGCTCAAGCCGGAAGACATGAAGAAGCAGACGGATGATTTTAGGACTAACTATTTGGACGCGTCGAACAATGGTGGCGTAGCTGCTACGGATGCAAAAGCCGAATATCAGGAGCTTAAAACGGACCCGAAGATGATTGACGAAAAGCTCATGTCGGCTATGGGCGAAAAAGTTTATGACTACTTCGGCACGAACAAAAACATCATCCAGTCAAAGTATACCGAGCAGGAATGGAACGCCTATTATGAGTCCGAGATTGAAACATTCGGCCTACAGGCGGCGCTTGAGTTCTCTTATAAAATTTTCAGCAGCGGCGCACAAAGTCACGGAAATGAAATCATATTTGAAGCCAACCGCCTACAGTACGCATCGAATGACACGAAAGTTAAGATCATTGAGACGCTTGTTGATCGCGGCATGATGTCAATCAATCAGGGCTTAGAGGTGTTCAACCTTCCACCTATTGAGGGCGGCGAGAAGCGTATCATGAGCCTTAACTTTATTGACGCGGATAAAGCTTCCGAATACCAGTTAGGCAAGGTTAACAAGCCGCCTGACGCGTCGCCGAAAGGGGGTGAAGACAAAAATGACGATAAGCAACGACCGACTGATTAGGTTATTCGATGTTGAAGCCCGCTCAATGGGTGAAGCTGAAAACCGGGAACTTATTGCAGAGGGTTACGCTGCTAAGTTTAACTCCCCTACAGTATTGTTTGAGGTTGATGGCGTTGAGTATCGAGAGGTTATACTTCCCGGTGCGTTTGACGGTGCGGACATGTCGGATGTAATCTTTCAATTCGACCACAAAGGCAAGGTGTTAGCGCGTAACAGCAATGGCACACTTGAATTTAATACGGATGCCGTGGGGCTCAAGATAAAAGCCCTTCTGCATGGAACGAAAGAAGGCCGAGAGCTTCACGAAGAGATTGACGGTGGTTACGTCAACAAAATGAGCTTTCGCTTCAAAGTTGGCGAAGAACGTTATGACCGCGCAACCCGCACTCGTACCATTGTTAAGTTCAAAAAGATTTATGATGTGTCAGCCGTTTCTATCCCAGCTTATGATGACACTTCCATATCGGCCCGCAGCTTTTTTGAAGCAGAAGCCGAAAAAGAAAAACGAGAAGCCGCCGACGCCGAACAACGTCAACGGCTTATTTTATTGCTCAAAACATTTTCCTAAATTGAAAGGTGGAATTTTTAAATGAATCGTCTACAGCAAATCGAAGCACGCATGAAAGAAATCCGTTCGGCTCTTGAGGGTGACGGACAGGTAGATGTAGCAGCACTAACAGCAGAGGTTGACACGTTGACGGCTGAAAAAGGCCAAATCGAAGCGCGCAACGCTTTGATGAATCGCATTCCTTCCGGCGTTACTGTTGTTAACCCTGAGCAACGCGCTAATGAAGAAGTAGCGGACAAGTTCGCAACGGTTGAATACCGTAACGCGTTCATGCAGTTCGCTAAAACAGGTAAGGCCGTCCCGGCTGGATTCGAAGCGCGTTCTGATGCGTTTACCGCTGTAACTGATGCGGCTGCGGTTGTTCCAACTACGATTTTGGACGAACTTATCAAGCAAATGAAAACATACGGACATATTTTCGCCCGCGTTCGCAAGCTCGGCATTAAAGGCGGCGTTGATGTGCCTATCTTGTCGCTTAAGCCAACTGCAACATGGATCGGTGAGACTCCTACTTCTGACCGTCTGAAAGTACAAGCGAACACAAAAGTTCAATTCTCGTACTACGGCCTAGAGTGCAAAGTTGCAACTTCCTTGCTTGCTGACACTGTTACGCTTGCTTCCTTTGAATCGACAATCATCACTTTGATTGTTGAAGCAATGACAAAAGCTATTGACCTTGCAATTATCAAAGGTTCGGGTACAGGTCAACCGCTTGGAATCACACTTGATTCCCGCGTTCCGGCTGGAAACATCATTACTCTTTCTTCCGCTGATTTCGCATCGTGGGAGGGCTGGAAAAAGAAATTCTGGTCTAAAATCCCGTTGTCCTACCGCGCTGGCGGTTCGTTTATTACGGCGGCTGGAACGTTCGAAGGCTACATTGACGGCATGACAGACGCTAACGGTCAACCTGTTGGGCGGGTTAACCAAGGCATTACAGACGGCCCGCAAGAGCGTTTCAACGGCCGGGAAGTAATTTTGGTTGAGGATGATGTTATTACTCCTTACGAAGCAGCTGCAACAAACGACATCGTTGCCGTGTTCTGCAAACTTGGCGACTATGCAATCAACAGTAACTTGCAACTTGCTATGTACCGTTGGTTGGATCACGACACAAACCAATACGTTGACAAGGCGCTTCTAATCGCTGACGGCAAGATTCTTGACCCTAACGGCGTTATGATCGTCAAAAAAGGTGCTTAATTGAATTAATTAGGGGAGCGCTCTTGTTGGGCGCTCTTACTATGATTGGAGGTTTGCTTAATGGGTTCGTTTAAAAACAAAGGGCTAAAGCTCGGAACTGACGGTTCTGTCGTTGTGGATCGTCTTTCGGCGGCACGCATCGAAATTCCGGCAGCGGCGGCGGTTGTGGCTAATACAACAGCGGTTAAAGCTGCGGTAAACAGCGCAGGCTCAACACTCGTTATTACAACAGGCATCACAAACCCCGCTTATCCCCGCGCATTGACGGCTACGGCTGGTGGTACGGCTGGTGACATTAAGGCCATTCAAGTGACCGTAACTGGCACAAATTTTAATGACGAGGTTATCACAGAAACGCTCCCGGTGTTTACCGTTGACACTGCCGGGACGGTGCAAGGTTCTAAAGCCTTCAAAACTGTAACTCAAATCTCTATTCCGACTCATGACGGGAATGGAGCTACAACGGCTATCGGCTTCAATGAAAAAATGGGTTTGCCGTTCAAATTGGCGCGTAACAGCGTCATTGCTGCTTATCTCAATAACGTTAAAGAGGGTACAGCGCCAACCGTGGCGGTATCTTCTACGGCTCTTGAGAGCAATACAGTTGATCTTAACAGTGCGTTAAACGGCACTATCGTACACGTAGATTTGTTGGTGTAAGCCATGGCTATGCTGGACGATGTTAAAAAGGCGCTACGCATCAGCCTAACCACAACGGCATTTGACGGCGAGGTTGGCGACCTAATAGCAGCGGCGCGGGATGACTTGCGGCTTTCGGGAACGTTGGAAACGAAAGTTAACGACGATGCCGACACGTTAATAAAACGGGCCATAACAGTCTACTGCAAAGCTAATTTCGGTTACGACAACGCCGACGCGGCGCGCTTCCAAGAATTTTATGACTCCATCAAACGCCACCTAACACTCTCACAGGAGTATACGGTTGAGGTGGTGGAGGAATGAGCAATTGGCGCGACGTTGCGGGACTCATACCTATTACCAAGGTGAAGAACGAATACGGCGAAAGGGTTCCGGGCGACGGCACACCGCGTGAAGTTTTTTGTAACGTGAAATCGGTAGGCAGTCGGGAATTTTATCAGGCTGCCGCCGTTGGTATGAAGCCCGAAGTCATTATAGAGATGTACAAGGGCGAATACGACAACGAACCGAAATTGAGCCATAACGGCACGGTCTACCACGTCATACGGACATATTCCCGCAACGGTGAGAAGATCGAACTTACATGTAGCCGTTACCCTATGGGGGGCTGACGATGGCTAGAAGCTTCAACGAGATTAAAGGAATGTTTGCGCTCGAAGTCGCTGTAAGGCGAATAGGTGAAGTGCCTAAGAAGGTTGTAACAAAGGCAGCTCGTGCAGGGGCTAAGATTGCGTACAAATCGGCAAAGGCTAACGCACCACATAAAACATTCGCACTTCGAAACGGTATTATTATGCGTGTCGAGAAGCAAAAGACAGTAGGCAAGCGAGTATTTGACATTAAGATGGCTCCTAAGATGGACGACATTTTTGTTGATATATCGAGGGCGGGCAAGCGGGCTTACTATCCGGCATCTCAAGAATACGGGTTCTTGGATCGTAACGGGCGTAAAGTTCCCGGCAAACGATACCTCAAGAGAGCCATTGACGCCAATAAGCAAGCAATGGAGAACGCAGTTATTGAGGTTGCTTTAAAGGAAATTGATAAGGCATGGAACGCGAGGTGATTGCAGTTGAGTTTACAAAAGGCATTGGAAGAAGAATTATCTTCATTGGCAGGATTCGAGGACAAGGTTTTCCCTGTTGTTGCTCCTTCGGACGACGACGAACCTATAACGGCGCCTTACATTTTGTATGAAGCGGGTTATGGAGTTGAGGAAAAAGCGCTAGGCGGCTTCTTGGCATTGCGGGAAGTGGAATGTGAATTGAATGTCATGACGGCAACCTATACGAGCCTTAAAACAAACGTCGCTGCAATCATTGAGCGGCTAAAATCATTCGAGCGTCGGGCGATTGGCTCTGACGCTCTTTTTATATCTGAGTTGACCTATGAAAAGCCAGTGGAGACTTACGAGCCTTTGCCCAAGCTTTATAGGTGCATTATCGAATTTAAAGTACATTACTAGGGAGGTTTTACCGTGGCTCAAAGATCGCTAGGGACTACAATCCAAATCGGTGGCAATATCATTGCCGAACTAAAATCTATTGCCGGATTGGATATTTCGCAAGAAACAATCGATTCCACCAACTTATCCAGCACTGGCGGTTACCGGGAGTTCATTGCTGGGTTCAAAGATGGCGGCGAGGTTTCGGTTTCGGGTAACTTTAACGGAACGGACACACTCGGACAAATGGCGCTTTACACGGCCTTGACTACTTCTACCGTTGACAGCTACACAATCAATTATCCTGCTGGCGGTTCTTGGACTTTTAGCGGCGTTGTAACTGGGTTTTCAACAAGTGCAGAGCTTGAAGATTTGGTTACATTCGAATGCACAATTAAAGTGTCCGGCGCTCCATCGCTGGGTATCACGGCGTCCGGTGGCCTTACTGCTCTATCCCTCACAGGTGCGGGCGGTACACTTTCCCCGGCATTCTCGGCAGGAAACCGCGCCTACACATTCAGTGGCGTTTCTGCTACTTCGGTAACGGTAACAGCTACAGCGGCGGCGCATACGCTCAAGTTGTATGCTGACGGCGTATATGTTCAAGACCTTACAACGGCGGTTGCATCTAATGCAATTTCCTTGACGCTGAACGTCGGTAAGAAATTGACTATCATTGCGTATGAAGTGAATAAGGCGCAAAAGGTTTACGATATCACAGTTGTAAAAACCACTTAATTGATTGACAGAAGGCTAGGACATAACGTTCTAGCCTTTATTTTTGTTTAGAGAGGACG